CGAAGTGACGACGCGGCCGCCGGTGTTTTCGTGGGTCAACGTGGACTGCTTGATCAGCGCGGCATCCTGTTGGCCGAGCTTGGTCTTGACCGCCCGATCCATATACCAGCAAACGCGGCCGTTGGTGTTCGGCAAACGCTCGTAGGCCTGGAACAGGAGGTTCGGCAGGTGGGCACCGGTCGAAGCATCGGTCGTCAGGGCTGAACGGTCGATGTTGGCGATGCGGACGAAATAGCGCCAGTCACGGACGCAAAGGCCCGCATCCCAGCGATAGTGCGAACGATACGCTTCCATCCGACCGCCAGCGCCATCGACGTTTTCGATCGTAACCTGGCCCTTGTCTTCCATCTGCAAGCCGGCCTTGGAGCCCTTGGGCGTCATGCCGAAGCCGCTGTTCGGACCCCATACGCAGAGCCAGATGGATGCGTTATCGGTGCCGGTGCCGCCTGCGTCGATGATGTTATCCGCGTTTGCAGCGGCAAGATCATTGTAGCGGGGGGCCAAGCCGGTGAAGGCTTCCGGCTCAGTGCCTTCGTTGCCGTAGAAGATCGTCTGAGCGATTTCTTCCGACATGCCCTCGATGTGGGGGCTTTCTTCCGACAGACGCCATGCGGCGGTATTGCCATTCAGATCGGCGAGCGCCTTGTCGACTTCGGCGTATGCCTCGAGCATACCGCAGTTGTCGGTGATCTGTGCGGTGCGCGACTTGGTCGGCTGGACGCCGCCATACATCTTGCGCCAGGTGGGGGTTGGCAAGCCGGTGCGGATTGTGGTCCGGTGGCCGGTGGTGAGGTTGCCCTCCATCCAAACCATGTCATCGAGGACTTCATTGGTCTGGTTGAGGATTTCCACGATGTCCGCGATGTTGCCATCCGGGTCAGTCCGGCGGGCAAGATCGAGCAGCGTGGGATGAGTATCGGCAAGAGTTGCCATTTACATTACCCTTTCATGCTTGGGAAGAGACGTTGTGCCGCGGAAGCCTCTTGCGCCCGAGGAGCGCCAAAAGCCGGCCCCCCTTCAACAAGCTTCCCCGCGATATTGTCGAGAAAACGAACGACGTGGAGGTTGTTGCCAGCCCCGGTCATATCGAGAACTCCGTTCAGTTCCTCGCTGCCATATTCGGTCAGCAAGCGTCCAATGCGTCCGAGCGCAGGCTGAAGCTTTTCACCGGTGAAAGCCGGATCAGCTTTGACTTCATCCTGCCACGTCTTCTGCATATCAGCAAACGCTTGGCTACCCGCTTCCGAGGCCTCCCGCATTGCTTTAACCTGCAGGTCAATCAGGGCCTGCGCCCTTCCCTTGGCGTCCAACTCAGGGTTGTTCACGACACCAAGAAACTCGTCGACGAGGGCGGAGTTTACCTCAACGTCCTCGGGGAAGGAAAGATCGGTTGATGCGAGCGGGACGACCTCTTCGGTCGTCGTTTCAGTGGTTTCCCTGGTCGTGGTTTCTTCCGTAGAAGTCTCCTCAGCCTTCGTCCCCTCTGTCACCAGCGACGTTGTCGTTTCCTCGGTAAAGGTCTCCGAGCTCTGCGTCTCTCCGTCTACGTTCATCAGCACTTTCCTTCATCATTGTGAGATACCCTTCAGGACTTACGAAGGTCACTCGATCTAAAATTCGTTGTCCGACATTCAGCTCGCCACACGCGAATGACGTCTGCAGGGCGTTGCCGTTGAACGGTTGTTCACCGACTCGGCCGATCTGCAAAAGCCACCAAAGGAGCTTGCGCCCATGTTCATGCTTGGTCAGGGCGTCAATGGCAGCGCTTATGGCCTGCTCATCTTCCTCTTGCCAGCGGCGTTTTAGCGTCTCGGGGTTCATGGCCGGATGCTAACACGGAACCGGGGGTGGGTCAAGAGCCATATGCTAACTCGCTGCCAAGAGGTTTTGCAGTGCATTGGCGCCTCCGCCCACGTCTGTCTCGGACAGGAGCTTCGCGCCGGTGGCTGCGGGGACGACGGATGCGGCCATCTCGTCAGCCTGTTGCTTCTCCAGTTCCGCCTGCCGTTCTTCGTCCACGGCCCCACGAGTTTTCATGTTGTTCGACTGAACGCCGATGGCGATCCCATAGTTGCGGACAAGTTCCTCCCAATCCGGGATTTTTGCAACGTCTGGCGCGATCTGCACGATGTTGCCGATGAGCTGGAGCCAGCGTTCGGTCGGTGCAGCGCCCACGGCACGTTGTGCGGTCGAGAGGATGGAGACGTATTGGATGTCCAGCTCGCCAACGTCGAAGCCTGGGGGCGGTTCTGGGAGTAGGCCCTGGCGCTGCATGATCGCGAAGATGCGCTTGACGGCAGGGTCGAGGGCTTCGTTCTCAAAGCGTTCGAGGACGGAGCCGAGGAGGACGAGTTTTTCTTCCCGCCGAGCGTCGATTTCCGTAGCCGACCGAACGCTGTCAAGTTGGGAAATCATGTTGAACAGGTTGTTGTGGAAGGTTTCGCGGATACGAAGCTGGACCTGCGCGATGTCTTCTGACATCTCACCGATTGGGGCCTGGACTGTGTAGAGCGCCTTGGCACCGATGTTGTTGTGCCCAGCGACGTAGGTAATGCCGTTCGGCATGAGGGCGGTGGGACGATGCTGGAGCTGGATATCGGCGACGATCGGCGGGCTGATCATCTTATCCAGGCCCTGTGCCTTCTTCTTCGTCTCGTGTTGGAGTTGGATCACATCGGGCAGGGCGTCCATTGCGGGAGCCGTGCCATAGGCGTCATTGCCGGTAAGTTCCCAACGAGGGAAAATGCCCGGGAGCTCGTTGAAGCCCTTCCGCTGAAGCACGGTCATTTCGTTGTTCGCCGTCAGCCAATAGGTTTCGACGTAGGCGAACTTCTCGGGGACGGCGCCGTAGTTGGGCTCGATCAGGTGGGTGACGTCGTGAAGTTCAAGGCACTTAGCGCCGCCCTGCTTATGTTTGTCGCGAAGTGCGGACGGTAGGTTTTCTTCCCCAAACCGGCTCGCGAGCTGCTTGATCGACTGGCGGAACTCGCGGGCGAAGGTATCGACGGCGAGACGGTGGGACTGACCGAGATAAAACTCACCGAGGGCCGGATTGTAGCAGCGGATGATGGTGTCATCGTCCTCGTAAATGAGGCAAGCAGCTGAGCCGAATACGACGAGGTCGAGATAGAGAACGGCCATAGCGTTGTAGAAGTTGCTTTCGCTCATGACCGTCAGCATCCGGCTAACGCATTCGTCGGCCCAGGCGGACAGCGCGTCACTCGTATGCTCGAAGCCGGGAACGCGACCCTGAAGCCACGGACGCGACGGTGAGGTGATGCCGTTCATCATCCCGCTCGCCAGTATTCGGGCTGCAATCGTTCCGGTTGGGTCGAGGATGTAGGGGTTCTTCGCATCGCGGGTGCGGGCTTCTTTGTCGCTCAAAAGCCAGACATAGCGTTTCGGGAGGTAGTAGTTGGCGAGTTCCCGCCACAGCGTCCAGAAGGGCTGGCGCTCAGCGCGTAGTTCGGCGATGATGCCGTTGAGACGCTTCTTCTCGTTTTGATCAATCTTCACGTTAACCTCCGCCGATGAGAGAAGTGCGCTGGGTGGTGGCGCGGCGTTTTAGCCCACGGGCGCTGGTGCTGATCATCGAGCCCATTGCGGAGCCAAGGTCTTCGGCCGGAAGCTTGACGTCGATCGGGGACGATGCAGGGTTCGGGGCGGGAGCCGGTGTTGGCATCTTCGGCTTAAGAAATCCCATGGTTAACCTCCTCGGGTGATGAGTGAAGGACGACCGGCGCGCTGGTTCATGGTTGTGGCCATTGAGCCGAACGCGCGTTGCCGCTGATTGGACTTTGATTTTGCAACATGCTCAAGTGCGGAAACCTTTCCACCAGCTTGCGAGCCGTCTTTCTTATACCCCATAAATCTGTTCCATCTCAAACGGGTTGTAGTCGGGAGCGATGGTCGGCTTTTCAACTTCGCGGACACCGCTCGGGGAAATATTCTGGTATTCGAAGGAGGGAAAGGCGAATGTGCAGGCAAGGGCATCGGCCGCGTTTGGCGAAGGAACACCTCGTGCGCGCATCTCTTTCTTGCCCTCGAGCTGGATCGCCTCTTTCTTATTCAGTGTGTAGGTTGGGCCGGTCAATTCGTCCACGAGCGTTGTGTTCTCGTTGGTTGAAATGTTCGGGATCGAGCCGGTCGGTAGCCAGTCGCGGATAGCGCCCCAAATCTCGGCCCGCTTGTTCGCGTATTTGACTCCGTCGTTGGAAAAGCCATCGGCACTGGAACCGAAGTCAACGCCGATGACGGGGATGCGGAGCTGGCGGAGTCTATCGACAACGCCGCCGCCAACGCCGCCCTCATCAACCATGCAGATCGTAGCGCCGTGGCGGAGGAAGGACGCGGCGACCTTACCCGCTAGCGTCATCGTATCGACGCCGTAAATGATCTCAACCTCACGGCTAACCGCGTCGCGACCGCAGCGAGGATAGATGACCGAGGGATCGTCGCCGAAGCGGCCAACGTCAACGCCGAGGACTACGGCGCCGCCCTGTGCCATGATCTCACGTTCGACGGCAGCGGTTGCAGTTTCCCAGCTGATGAAGGACTCAGCGTCGGTACGAGGGAACATACCGCGGACACGAACGCGAACGAAGTCGCTGTCCTCGCCATAGTCCGCGATCCAGCGGTCGAGCTGAGATTTATTCGAGATCGGGACGGTGCGGCTGTCGATGGCCTTGCTCGACCAGCGATGAGCGAAGCGGCCACCCTCAAAGCAGTCGCGGAAGCGCCCCTTGTTCCTCGTCGGGTTGCCAAAGACGGCCCAGATGATCTGCGTATCGCGGTCGGTAAGGGCGCCTTCGGTGACCTCCCAAATGACGTCGGGGATGGCGGAGCCCTCGTCGAAGACAACGAGGATGCGCTTGCCTGCGTTGTGCAAACCGGCAAATGCTTCCGTGTTACGTTCCGACCAAGGCACCATGTCGATCCGCCACGTCCGCTCGTGGAGGGGGTCGCGGGCAAAGAGCGCCGTGGCGGTTAGTTGGAATAGCTCGCGGGCGATGAAGAGGCGATGCCATTTGGCAACCTCGGCCCACGTTTTCGTTTTCAGCTGGTTCTCGGTGTTCGCCGTGATGACGCCCTTGGTGTCTTCGAAGGTAGAGATGGCCCACAGGATGATCCAGGCGACGAGGGCGGACTTACCGATCCCGTGGCCGGAGGTGCGCGCGATTTGCAACGCCTGCTCGATAGTGAGGAGACCGTTGGCGAGGTCCTGGAGGACTTCGATCTGCCAATCCTGAGGGCCTGCGTGGTCCTGCAACTCCGTGCCGTCTTCGCCCCAAGGGAATGCCCAAAAGACGAAGCCGACCGGATCGCCGCTGAACGACGCGAGCTCTTCGATGAGGTTGATATGGTCAATCACAAAATGGAACCGGCCATATCAGGCTCCCCCAACCGCGGTTAGGTAAGTGTTGAGGTGGTTGTAGAGCGCAGTCTGTTTGGTTGCATCGAGGTGCCCACCCCAACCGCCGACTGCCATACGGTGATCGCAACTGATCCCTGCACCACGCAGGAAGGAATAGTTGACTGCGGTAGGCGCTGTGCTAGTAGACACCGCTGATACACCTTCCTGTGCACCATTCTTGTAGCCCACCACATCAACACTAGAGAAGCGCGAGCCGGAATAGAGTCCTGTCGTCGGTGCGGTCCCTACGGATACTGGGCTAACGGTGCCGTGGACGCGGTACTGGCGGCTCACCCCAGGGGTCAAGGTTAAGCGCTGGTTCCCTCCAGTTACGGTGCCAATGAGCGGACCTCCCAGCGCACCGATGATATTTACCCAGCCAAAGACGCAAGAGCTATCTTGCACGCTGTTGCCCGCTGCGGTGTCGAGCACGCCTGTGTCGAGATAGCTCGCAAGGGTGGCCTCGCCCGCATATCCTCGATCAGTAGTGAACACCGGAGCCGATACTACCGAGGCAACCTGCGCCGGGTTCTTCGCGTTAATCCTGGCGGCTTGCGCGTCGTGAGCGGCTAGGACGCTGAACCAATCGAGGAGCGCCCAAATGCCGTCGGCCTTAAGGCCTTTGATTAACGCAGTTAATAGCGCCTTTCGAGTAGCGTCGGGCTGAACCGACATAGCCGCGAAATATGCTGTCGCGTCTACATCTGGACCGCTCGCGCCCCCGGAAGCTGCACTGAATAAGAGGTCACGAGAAAACATCAGGTGAAGTCGCCGCAAGCGAGAACGGCTACGTTAGCCCCGGTCGTCACCTTCCACGCCCCGGAAACGGACTTGAGGTTCAGGGGGATGATAATGGGACGAAGGTCACCAAGAGTTCCGGTAGTGAAGGTGAAGATTACGGTTGTGTTGTCTTTGAGCGTACAGGTTCCGGCGGCCACCGTAGCAGGCTGGATGATGAGATGCGAGATCAGGTCTCCAACGGCGCCAGTCGCGCCGAGTACTTGGTCGGTCTGTGAGGCGGCTACGGCCTCATAATCGGTTGTGGCAGTGAGCTGGGCGAGGTAGCCGGTGGGCGTTGCGTTTTGGGCTGGCATAAGAGTGTCTCCTAGTAAGCTGCGACTTCAGTCCAGTCGACGGTGATTGAGGCGGTCCAGGTGCCTGTGGCGGGAACGGCGACAGAGCGGATTGAAAAACCTTCGTTCTGTGCGAGGACAAGCGGGTGTTCGCCGTGTTCGACATCGGACTCGAACAGGATAGTTCCGGGTGGGATGATGTCGCCCCTCAAGGATGCTGTGATCGGGCAAGCCGCTGCTATCGAAGCCATAGCATAGGTTTCCAGCGTCTTGGTGCCAGCGCCGAGTGCTGCCGTGGTGGCAATGCGAATGTCACCCGCTGCGATCAGCGATGACCCCATGCTTGTCCGCTTCTTGAGCAGTGCTGCCGGTGAGATGGCAGTGCCACCCGTCCCCGCCGCTGACCAGGCCGTCGATTTGATAAGGTCGATCTGCGAAGGAACACCAGCCGCGAAGAACGTGGTCGAAACCGCCGAGCTGATCTTGACGCCGTTGATGACGCAGAGGCGGGTAGCGTCGGTCCAGCGAAACTGGAAGATTTCGCTATTCGCCGCGAGCGCCGCTGGTAGAATGCCGGTGAAACCGCCGTAGCTGTAAGAGCCGAGTGCGCCGTGGTCCATCGGGCGAAGCGTGACCCGCTGAGCGCGGAAGGTCGTGCCATCGACCTCGGCGACGGTGCCGCCATTACCTTGAAGTTGAATTGGCATTTAAAACCACTCCCATGCGACTGTGAATTGACCGTAAAGGCGGGGAGCGTTGCCGCCGCCACGGTCCGGTCGGACTTGCTTGATGCCGGTGCCGGGGCCAGCTAGGCGGGTGTTCGCCCACTGCTCTAAAATCGGCTCAGCAAGCGAGTTCGTGTTCTTCGCGTAGATGTCAAAGCCGGTTCCGGGGACGATATTCCCCGCCCTGACTTCGATTGTCTCGACCCAATGCTCGTCCGCCGTGTGATCGGCAGTGGCGGTTGCGATGATGTAGGCCTTGACTGTTGATCCGGCGAGGATACCGGCTTGCCCGGTGATCGTGAGCTTGGCGTCGGACGCACCGGGAAAGGCGCCGAAGTCAATCGTCGTGATCCCGCTCGTGATCGTGGTTCCACCACCCCCGCCGCCCGTGGCGAACTCAAGTCCCGTTGCACCTGCGTTTACCCGAAGGACTTTTAGAGCATTGCCTGCATAAGCGAGGGCGGCGAAGTCGGTTAGCTGCGTGTTGAGAGGTTGCTTGCCCGCAAGGGCGGTTGCCATTGTCGCGGCGAAGTTTGCATCGTCGCCAAGCGCCGCTGCGAGTTCGTCGAGGGTATCGAGAACGCCTGGGGCGGAATTGATCAGCGCCGCAAGGGCCGTGGTTACGAATGCGGTCGTCGATATCTGTGTTGTGTTAGTGCCTGGCGCAGCGGTCGGGGCG